CAGGGTCTATAATTGAAGGTAAAGAAGCTACCGAATGTAATTATGACGATACTGCTCCTGGTACAAAACCATCTCCAGCATTATTACAAGCTCCTTTTTATTCTCGAATGTATGATAGTGGTATTTATGGTTTATCAACGGTTCCATCTGGTTATTTGACTGATTATAATTCGTCTAAAAATAATTATTATGGGATTTTGAGTTATACAAATGGGGTAGAAAAATTAGAACAACTTAACAAAATGGCAATTAGTATTTTAGACGGTAAAAACGAATAATTTGTTATAGATAATATAGGTGTACAATGGTCGGTTCAAAAACAGCGCAGAATTTTGATATGAATGAATTGAATATGGGTGGTTTTATACTTCCAGTAACTGATTTTCCATCACTTGAAACAGATGATAATATTGAAGTTTCTGAAGATGATGGAGATAGTGAACTTTCTTTTTCATTAGATGATATTCCTGGAGCGCCTGATGCACAAGAAATTATTATTCAAGAACCAGAAGATACTGGAACGGTAGAAGTTGATATTGATGGTGATGGAGAACCGGACGTTTGGAAATGGGAACATAAAAACTTTCTAAATTGGATTAAAAGCATGTTTGAGAATGTTCCAAAGCATTCTGGGCATGATACAACTGGTCTTGAAAAAGCTATATCTTATTTTGAAGCATTGAATAAAGAGATTACAAAAGCAATGCGTACAGATTATAAAAATGAAATTGATGCAGCTCAAGCAGAAAGGGCTCGTGAACAAATTGAGGATGGTGTTTCTCGTTTACTTGAACGCTTAGAAAAAGTAAATTCTACAAAATATAAAAAGAACAAAAAGAAGAAAGCTGGTTTAGAATATGATGGAATGGTTAAAGAAGCCCAAAAAGCAACACATATAAATGGTATTGTAATTACTGTTCCTTTGTTAATTTCAAGAATTGCCAGAGTATGTATAAATAGTATGGTATCGGCTGGAAAAGACATTGAAGATACATTTGAGAAACAATCTAAACTATACAATTTAGATAAAAGAGAACGTGCTGAAACCGCTCAATTACTTGCTGATATGGGTTATTCAATGATTCAAGATCGTGGAATTGATGTTGGAGAGGCGGTTGATAAAGAAAGTCCAAATAATTTTGATTGGGCACAGCAATTTAAAGGGTAATGTATGGAACCTCCTTATTTAGATTCTGGTTTTTTAACAAAAGAAGATAAAACAGATATTATTCAAGCTTTGGCTGAACTTTCTTTGTTAAATGATCAGAGGATTGTTTTTTATAAACATCCTGAAAGCAATGAACGATTTTTCTCCATGACTTATTTGTTTTTAAAGTATGAGGGATCTTTAGATAAAAAATCACAAATTTTAGCATTTGCAAAAGCTTGGGGTGATTTTGGTTACAATACAATTGCTAAAGCTTTATTTGTTAGAGTTCAAGAGGCTATGGATATTGAAAGCGAACAAAAAAAAACAAGATAGTGGATATAATTTTATAGATCCAATCGATGTAGAATATATAGATGAGGAAGAAGCTCCAATGACACAAAGGAGTAGAGTTGCTAAATTGCTTGGATATTCAACAGTGTTTTATAAATTTGCGGCAGGAAAATAATTATGAGAAACAACGGAATCTTCACAAATACGGAAGAAATTAGCAGAGAACCTCGTCAAACTCCAAATTGGCTAGATAGGTTTGCTGATAGTTTATACGCCCAAGAAACAATGGTAAAACAAGCTTCTAAAACCGCTGTTGAAGTTGTTCGTGAAAGAGCTTATCAACCATCTGTTTACGAAATGATGAGTGCTATTGTTTCTGCTAAAAAACCAAAATATAGTTCTGTTGAAGAAGCTGTTTTAGATTATCAGAAACGTACAGGTCTTGAAGATTATATTAAGCTTACCGCTGCCTCAAAACTAAAATCAATTGCATCAGAAATTGTTACAGCTTCTGAAGATGAAGATGATGCCGATGATAAAAAAAAAAGTAATGATAATGTTATAGGTGAAGGTAGGATAATTGAATTTGAAATTGTAGACGATTCAAATGAAGTTCGATGGGATGAGAGTCGTCAGAGTTTAGTTGCTGAAAGTATAAAACCAACAGCTAGTATAGAATTTGAGATTACAGCTGAAGTTGAGTTGCCTGAGATTATAAAAAAATACCCTACAATTGATAATTTTATAAAGAATATAATTGATACAAATCATGGAATTCAGGTTCCTGCGTTATTACATTCAATTGTAGAAACTTTTGGTAGAGATGGAATTTCTCAACAGATTTTCTCAGATCGTGAATTGATGAATTATATTAATGATTTATTATTATCTAAACAACATTTATCAAGGGAAATATCTACAAATATTGGTCGTGGAGTAGGAACTCAGGTAGAATATTCTGGAAATACAGATTCTAATAAAGATCCTTTTATATCATTGACTCCTAATAAATCAATGTAAATTTGTGATATATTTATATTTATGAAATCAGCACAAGAGAGTGTATCTTTATTTGAACAGTTTAAAGATTCTGTTTTAGGAATTGATCCTGTATATTTTTGTGAAAAAAACTTAGCAGTAGATGGGAGCCCTTTAAAATTAGTTGGAACAGGGTTTAAACCATTCGCTGATATTTATAGATACATAGGAATGAAGGCTATAGAAAAGGATTCTAAGCCTGTTGTATTGGTAAAAGGCCGTCAGGTTGGAGCTACAACAATGGCCGCAGCAATGGAATGTTATTTTGCTGGGTGTGAGTTTTTTGGTAAAAATGGTCGCCCACCAATGAGAATTATCCATTTATTTCCTACTTTATCATTGGCGGCAGCATATACTAAAGATAAACTTGATTCAATTATAAGTCAATCAAGACCAATGCCAGGAATGATGAAAAGCAATGGAATGCTAAAATCATTTATGGAAACAAAATTTGATGCGTCTAGTCCTGTAAACAATAACATGGGATTCAAGAAATTTTTATTTGGTAATCAGGTGTGGATTGATTCTACTGGTTTGGATGGCGACCGTATACGTGGTAGGATGCTGAATTTAGAAACCGAATTACCAACACCCGATCGTGGTTTTGTAAAATTAAAAGATTTGAAAGAAGGTGATAAACTATTTGATGAAAATAACGATCCTTGTACAATTCTAAAATTACACCCAATTGATGAAAAACCAGAATCATACAGGGTATTTTTTGATAATGGTGAAACGGTAGATGCTTGTGCAGAACATTTATGGACAACAGAGAGTGAAGGAATTATATCTGTAAGAAACACTAAACAAATTCTAAATTCTTTGTTAAAAATACATACTGTAAAAAGAAACAATCCGTATAAAATTTTTACAATTACAGATATTAAACCTATTGATCCTGTTCCAATGAGATGTATAACCGTAGATAGTCCTTCTCATTTATATTTAGTTACAAAATCATACATTCCAACACATAACACGGTGGATTGTGCTTTATTTGACGAATGTTTTCCATATGATCAATTCATAAAAACAAACACTGGAAAAGAGCGTATTGGTAAATTATATAAAAAATACAAATCTGGAGAAGAGCTTCCTTTGGTGGAAACTTATAATGAAGAAACGTGCCAATTTGAATATCAAAAAATAGTAAAAGTTTGGAAAAGAGATTCTAGAAAATTAGTCTTAGTTAAAATTGGTAATAGGAAAATAAAATGTACTCCAAATCATTTGTTTTTAACAAGTAACGGTTGGATTGAGGCTGGAAATTTATACTCTGGAGATTTAGTCTTATCAACAAAACCTTCTGATAATTGTAATGATAATTTTGGTGGTGCTGGTTTGATGAAAGTAAAATCTGTAGAAACCGTTGAAAAACCAGAAATTGTATATGATTTAGAAGTTGAAAATAATCATAATTTTATAGCTTCACCTGGTAGAAAAAGCCTGGATAATGGAGGGATAATTGTTCATAATTGCCAGGACACCCCAGAAATAGCCATTGGAGCTGTTACCAAAATCCTAACACAATCAAGGTATGGAGCTACAGGCGAGGGTATTCAAGTATATTTTGGAACCCCTAAAAGAAAAGGGGGTTTATATTGGAACATGTGGCAAAGTTCTACTCAAAACTATTTCCATCTTGGTTGTGAGAAATGTGGTAAACTATTTCCTTTATATAGACCAGATATAAATTGGGAAGAGATTTGGTTGTATGGTTTTACTGTTCGTTGTACTGAATGTGGACATGAACAAGATAAAATTCAAGCCCAAGAACGTGGTAAATGGATTCCTTTAAATGATGAAAGTAAATGTAAATATGTAGGTTATCACATTAATCAATTATATATTCCAACATTTTCTAAAGAAACAATTGTAAAACTAAAACCAGAAAATAACCCAATCAATACTGAGCGCATTTATATGAATGAGGTTTTGGGTGAATTTCATGATGGTGAAGGTGGAACGATTTCTGTGGCTGAAATACAAGAAAGATGCATGGATAAAAAGAGAACCATGATCAAGGGTGTTGGGCCTGATTTCAAAAAACGTACATATGCTGGTTTTGACTGGGGCCAAAGAAGCGCTCTAAATGAAATTGCTGGTAGAGGCAAAGGTCAATCTTTCAGTTGCTGTGTTATTCTAACAGTTGAGGGTAGTTTATTCAATGTAGAATTTGCAACCAAACTAAATCATAACACTCCAGAATATAAAATGGAAGTTGTTGAGGAAATGTTTAGAAGATATAAACCTTATTTGGCAGTTGGAGATATTGGTGACGCTGGAGATTTAACGCATAATTTACAGAAAGTCTATGACGATAAGTTTTTAGCATCTAGGGCATCTCATAAAGTAATGGGTCATATAAAATACTCTAAGGAAGAATGGCCTAAAACGATTATTTTCGAAAAAGATTATTATATATCTGAATTGATTAGTCTTTTAAGAGAAGGGCGAATAAGGTTTCCACAGGCGTCGTTTGAAAAGATAGCATGGTTGATACAACATTGTGCGAGCATGGATATAAAGGTAACTAGGGATAAGTCTGGAGAACCTATAAAGAAGTTTGTTAAGGGAGATGGTCCTAACGATGGAATGATGGCTTTATTGAACGCTTATTTAGCTTGGAAGTTTGATGTGACTCAAGGATTTACAATCAATAATCCTTTACATATGCAATATACAGTGGCAACGGAAAGATCTCCGGTTCAGGCGGTTCTTGGGTATGTTCCTAAAATGTTTGGCGGAAGGTAAAATGAATAAAGATGGAATTAGAGGAAAATCAAAAGATATAATAATTTTAAATGATGATTGTATTTTTAACAAAGAAGATGAAAATATAAACTCTTCTGCAAGAAAAAAAATACTCCTAATTCTTTGTTAAAAGCATAGTTAAGCATAAAATATAGAGATAATATGGTAGACATTAATCAAAGCAAAACAATAGCAGAAAGATTACAAGAGGCTAGTAAAGTCCGTGCAAGAACAGACTCTTACATATCTAAAAACGGAAGTCTACCAGACATTACTCCAAATATGGTTCGTGGAGTTAGCGCTGAACGTAGAGAAATGCTCGAAATGCAAATGGAAGCTGGCCAATTTAAAAACCAAAACTATTCAGGTAGTCGAAGATATGACGAGACAGATCAGATTAGAATGATTCAAACCCAAGCAGGAGTTGTACAGGGTGGGGCAATGTATAAAACTGCCAATACAGGATCGGGAGTATTATCAGGAACAGGTGGCTGGAGAGGGTCAAATGATACTGTTCGCCAAATGCCTGAAGTATACTCTCCTTTATGGCTTAATTCAAATCTAAGCCTACCAAGAGATAGAGCTACGATCAACGCTTGGTGTAGAGCTTTTTTTGCTTTAAACCCAATTGTACATAATGCAATTACTTTACACTCTACTTATCCAATTGCAAAACTAAATATAAAATGTAAAAATCCTAAAGTAGAGAAGTTTTTTCAACAAATGATTGAAGAAATTGATTTGATGAATGTTTGCGTAATGTTGGCTCAAGAGTATTGGACCGTTGGAGAGACCTTTGTATTTGGTGAGCTTGATGAGGCTAAAGGACGCTGGAGAAGACTTACAATTCTAAATCCTGATTATGTAAACGTTCAAAGGTCAGTTGCAGGGGCAGATTCAATTATCAGTTTAAGGCCAGATGAAAACCTAAAAAGAATTGTATTTGGAAATAAACCATCTGATCTTCAGCAGAAAGCTCAACTTGATCCGTCTTTGATAGAGCATGTAAAGAGAAATGAAAATATTCCGGTAAATAATTTCTATGTATCTCATATTGCTAGAAAAATAGCCCCGTTTGAAGCTCGTGGTACAGGGTTGCCAGTTTCTGTATTCAAACAACTGATGCTTTTTGATCGTTTGAGAGAAAGTAAATATACACAAGCAGAGTCAATGATTAATCCATTAACACTTGTTAAAATAGGCAACCAAGATTTTAGGCCTACGCCAGTTGATCTTGAAAATTGGAGGAATGTGTTTGAGTGTTATGATGATGAAACTGAAGTTTTAACAAATAATGGGTTTGTAAAATTTAAAGATGTAATAGATTTTGATGAAGCGAATGGAAAAATAAAAAACACAAAAACAAAGCCAGGAATAAAAATAGGGTGTTTTAATTCTGAAACTGAACAATTAGAGTTTTTAAATCCAATTAGCGCATATGTAAATAATTATTCTGGAGAGATGTATCATTTTCATAATAATAAAATCGATATAAAAGTTACACCAGACCATGATCTGTGGGTATCTGAAAAAGAATTTGAATACAATCCAACACGATATTCATGGGGTAATTTCAAAAAAATTAAAGCTAAAGATTTAAAGGTAAATGATTATAAAAAACTTCGTGCGGTAGCTAATTGGAATGGCAAAAATATAGAATCGGTATTTATTGATAATTATGA